AAACTATTAAGCGTATGTATTCTTATTTGTCAAGAGCAGAGGAATACTACGATGAAGGCGATACAAAGGCTTGCGGTACGATTTCATACTTGTTATGGGGTGGTAAAGCTGGCAAGCGTTGGGCATTAAGCAAATTAAAAGAGTTAGACTTAATAGACCTTAAAGCACCTTGTACTGCTGGATATGAGCAATACGGAATGAAAATGAAGAACGGTAGATTAGTACCAAATTGTATACCTATAAAATAAAACAAAATGACTAATAAAGAAAAAGCACTTAAAAGAATTAACGAGTATTTAGCAAAGCAAGAGCCACAAAAAGTAGAGTTGGCTTTAGACTTAGGCGGTTTAAAACAGTTTTCATCAACTTTAAAATCAAAGTTTAAAGCATATAATAATAAATTTAAGGCTTTAGATAGTATGGCTGGAGATATAAAACAAGAAGCAAAAGAACTCGAAAGGCTTTTTAATAGATTTGAAAAAGAATTAGACGAACAAGAAAAAGAAGGTAATAGACAAGCTAAAGAATTAGGGCTAAGATTTGGGCAAACACCCATTGGAAAAGAATGGGAAAAAATTGCTGGAGATATATTAAGTGGTAATTATTCTGCAATACAAAAAGGTCTTAGAATAAATATATCTTAAATACCTAAGGTAGCGATACAATGAGAAAACTATTTAAACGATTTATAACACCAAGTAGAACAAGTCCAAAGGGTGGGCGCAGAGCGTGTTTATGCAAGGATAATACCTACTCTATTAAATGCTGTGATGGTAGTTTAAGGGCGCAAGGGATTGGTAGTACAACTGGGTTAGAAACAACACCAACTGATTACGGTTACAAGGTGCAGAGATGTGGACATAGCCAAAAGAAGCACGTTCACGGTAGCGAAGAACTAACAATAGGAAATGTATATTATTTTGATTTAGTACACGAAGGACATAGCAACTGCTATACTGTATTAAGTAGAGATGATGAAACAAGTGGCTTCTTGTGGGAGAGTGTTACTGCCTATGATGATTGTACAGAATGTGAAAATGCAAATTAATTAAATAACTATAAAAATGAGAAATTACAAAAACGCTTTAAAGCATATTAACAAAGAAGAACTATCTACACAAAAGGTTGAACTTGCTGCTATTGATGATTTAGATGCTGAATGGAAAGGTGCATCAAGAAAATACAGCGAAGTAAGTAGTTTAGTTAGAAAGGCAAATCAAACCTTAAGCGAAATGTTAAAAGAATTCCAAGCTATTGAAAAAAAAGGCAAAAAAATATCTTCTCAACTTAAGGAACTTGGTGTAGAAGATAAAGATTTTACTGAAGTTATGCGAAAGGTTGCAAGAGATAAAAATGCAATATTAGACACTAAAAAAAGAAGTATTGGCAGTTTTTAAAATAAAAATGCAAAATTAATTTTTAACCATTATATATTAATATGAATACAAACGATATGATTAGTAAAATCAAAGACGTTTTAAACTTATCCGAAGAAGTTAAGTTGGAACAACAAGCGTTAGAGAACGGTACTGTTTTAGAAGCAGATGCGTTTGAAGCTGGTAACGAAGTATTTATTGTTACCGAAGATGAGAAAGTAGCTGTACCAGTTGGAGAGTATGAACTTGAAGATGGTAAAATACTTGTAGTAGCAGAAGAAGGTCTTATTGCTGAAATTAAAGAAGCTGGCGAAGAAGAAACACCAGAAGAAGAAGTAGAAGCAACAGAAGATGTAGTCCTTGAAGAAGAAAAAGAAGAAATGGGCTATGCTACTAAAGAAGAACTTGCAGAGGTTAAATCAATGATTGAGGAAATTAAAGCAATGTTAGAGCCAAAAGAGGATTTAAGCGCAGATGAATTAGGAAACCTTGTAACAGAAGAACTTTGCAAACACGAAAAAGTGGAACTAAGCGAAGTGCCAGAAGAAGTACAGGAAGAACTAAACGCACCTGCTGCTGAGCCAATTCAAGCAAACCCAGAAACAAAACAAAACCTATCTAAATTTAATATCTCACAAAATAGAAAAATGAGTACATTGGATAGAGTAATGGCAAAATTTAATAATTAATAAACAACTAAAAACTAAATAAAATGAGTGTATCAATTACTTCAACTTATGCAGGCGAATTTAGTGGCAAGTATATCGCTGCTGCTTTGTTATCTGCTGACACATTAGACAAAGGGCTAATTACAATTATGCCTAATGTTAAGTTCAAGTCTGTTATCAAAAAAGCATCAACTGACGATATTGTTAAAGATGCAACTTGTGATTTTCAAACAGGACAAGGAACTTTAACACTAACTGAAAAAATCCTACAGCCAGAGGAATTTCAAGTAAACCTTGACATTTGTAAAAAAGATTTGCATTCTGATTGGGAAGCTGCTCAAATGGGATATTCTGCATTTGACAACCTACCTACAAACTTTTCTGATTTTGTATTGGCTCACGTTGCTGCAAAAGTAGCTGACCGTACAGAGAAAAACATTTGGAGTGGGTCTACTGCAACATCTGGACAATTTGACGGATTTTCTACATTGTTAGCTGCTGATACTGATTTGCCTGCAGGTCAAGATATTGTAGGTACTGCTGTAACAGCTGCAAACGTAGTAGACGAATTAGGAACTGTTGTAGATGCTATTCCTACTGCTGTTTACGGAAGTGAGGACTTAGTAATTTACGCTGCTTCAAACGTTATTCGTGCTTATACACGTGCTTTAGGTGGTTTTCAATCTGGTGGACAAGGTGCTGCAGGTTATGAAAACAAAGGAAACAACCAATCATTAGGGTCTTTATTCTTTGATGGTATTCCTGTTGTTCCTGCTCGTGGTGCTGCTGACGATATGATTATTGCAGCTGAAAAATCAAACTTATTCTTTGGAACAGGTATCTTAAATGATATGAACGAAGTAAGAGTTATTGATATGGCTGAAACTGATGGAAGCCAAAATGTTCGTGTAGTTATGCGATTTACTGCAGGCGTACAATATGCCCAAGTATCTGACATTGTTTACAGAACTGTATAATAATTAATTAATCAACGTAGAAAGGGGTGGGGCAATTTACCCTACCCTTTTTTATTTAAAAAAACTATAAAAATATGGCTTGTTCATTAACAACTGGTAGAAAAGTACCTTGCAAAAGCGCAGTAGGTGGTATTAAAACTATTTACTTTGCTGATTTTGGTACTTTAGGAGATGCCACAATAGCTGCTGGAGAGATTACTGCATTTAGCGGAACTCCAGATTGGTTTCAGTTTGATGTTAAGGGGAACTCATCTTTAGAAACTGCTATCAATTCTTCTCGTGAGAATGGTACAACTTTCTATGAGAGTACACTTAACCTTACACTTACATTCCAAGACAAAGCGACACAAGAGGAACTTAAACTAATTGCACACGCAAGACCACACATCGCAATAGAGGACTACAACGGAAACTATTTCGTTATGGGATTAGAACACGGTGCTGATGTAAATGGTGGTACTATTGTAACTGGTGCTGCAATGGGAGATTTAACTGGGTACACAATCACAGCGGTAGCGCAAGAAACTGCTCCGCCTTACTTTGTGACTGGGTCAGTAATTACTGCTGATGCTTCTGCTTCACAAATCGACCCAACTGCATAATCACAATTAGGGTTTTAAATTTAGGGTTATCTTAACGGATAGCCCTTTTTTTATGCCTTACAATACAAAATAAATTAGTTTTGTTTATATATTAATATGAAGCTAATAGGCACAAACGGAAATAAGACCTTTAAGATAATACCAAGACATTATATTAATGGTGGTATAACAGTAAATCTTACAAGCGAAAGTACTGGTACAAACGTAAACTTAACTCCTACTGCATCAACTGATGGTAATTATATGAGTTTTGATGCGGTTTTTGGAACGCTAACAGAAGGCGATTTTTACATATTAGAAGTTAAGAACGGAACTGCGGTAATATACAAAGACAAAGTATTTTGCACAGACCAAACAATAAACCAAACTACTAACGACTACTACTCTATTAATAAAGATGAGTATGTACAAGAAGATAGTTTTGATAACGATTATATTATATTATGAACGATTTAAGAGTAGTTAATTTAAGTACGTATACAAGCCCACAAATTGTAGAAAAAAGCAATAAGGAGTGGGTTAGCTATGGTGCTGATAACAATTATTTTAGTTATCTAATAGACCGTTACAATGGTAGCCCAACAAACAACGCTATTATAAACGGTGTTAGTGAGATGATATATGGCAAAGGTTTAGATGCTTTAGATAGCAGCAAAAAGCCAGAGGCGTATGCTAAAATGATGACTTTATTCCATAAGGATTGTGTACGTAAATTATGCTATGACCTTAAACTTATGGGACAATGCTCAATGCAGGTTATATACTCAAAAGACCGCAAGACTGTGGCAAGGGTGGAGCATATTCCTGTTGAGAATTTAAGAGCCGAGAAATGCAATGAAAAAGGCGAAATAGAAGCGTATTACTACTCTGATGATTGGAGTAAAGTAAAGAACGTAAAAGACTGCACAAGAATACCTGCTTTTGGTTATTCTACAGAAGCTATTGAGATAGTGTATGTAAAGCCATACAGAGCAGGATATAAATACTATTCAAGCCCAGATTATCAAGGTGGGTTGCAATATGCAGAATTAGAAGAAGAAATATCTAACTATCACTTAAACAACATACTTAACGGACTTGCACCGAGTATGCTTATCAATTTTAACAATGGCACGCCTAATGCAGAGGAACGCCAAATGTTAGAAAACAGAATTTATCAAAAGTTTAGTGGAAGTAGTAACGCAGGTAAGTTTATTTTAGCGTTTAACGACAACCCAGAGAGTGCTGCAACAATAGAGCCAATACAATTAAGTGATGCACATAACCAATACCAATTCTTAAGTG